CAAGGTTTATACGCATTTAGAGTAATAATGGATGATTCGAATAACACACCAGATGTAATCGATAGAAACCAATTAGTAGGTCAAATATATATTCAACCAACTAAAACAGCTGAATTCATATACTTAGATTTCAATATATTACCTACAGGAGCTACATTCCCAGCGTAATAAAAACAACTTAAAATAAGATAAGGTACCTTTGGGTACCTTACTTTTTTTCCACATATGTATAACAAAACATAATAAAATGGCAGTATTAGATCCAAACGAAATATTCTTCACGGCATTTGAACCGAAACAGCAAAACCGCTTTATAATGTATATCGATGGTATACCTTCATATATTCTTAAAGGAGTGAGCGCAGTAACTTTAACCCAAGACACAGTAGTTCTTAACCACATAAACGTACAACGTTTTGTAAAAGGAAAATCAAAATGGGGTACAATAAACTTTACATTATTTGATCCTATCACTCCTTCTGGTGCTCAAGCAGTAATGGAATGGGTACGTTTACATCATGAATCTGTAACAGGTAGAGATGGTTATTCTGACTTTTACAAAAAAGATTTAACACTTGATATCTTAGGACCTGTTGGTGATATTGTAAGTGAGTGGGTATTAAAAGGATGTATTATTACTGAAGCTAACTTTGGTGAGTATAGCTGGGATAATGAATCAGCCGCTCAAAACCTTACAATGACTGTCCAACCAGATTATTGTATATTAAACTTCTAAAATTATATTTTATATAATAAATCAAATCAACATATAAAAAATACCCACAGAGATGTGGGTATTTATATTCCCTTTAATATATTTATAATAAAACACAAAAATGGCAAAACAAATATTAAACGAAGAATTTCAACGTATGCAAAAATTAGCAGGTATTATTACTGAAGTTGAACAACAATCGTCTAATGATGAAGCTAAAGTAGAGAAAAATGTAGAAGCAGGATTAGAAAAATTACTTAAAACAATAGACTCTGCTAAACAAAACGTTAAACCATCTCCTAAAGATGGTGAATTAAATGAACTCCTATTAACATTAGGATCACTTGTAGTAGGAGCACCAGGATTATTAAATCTTCTTGGAAAAGCAGTTACTGGAGTAGTTGATTTCTTTTCATTAGATAATGTAGATCATACAACATTAGGTGATGCTTTACAAAAATATGGTCGTAAATTAGAACATAAATATATTGAATCAATAGCAGGATGGTTACAATTAGCTTTTCCTAAAAAATTTAAAGGACAAGATCCACACGATGAAAAATCAGATCTTTACGATAAAGCCCATGGTATATATGCCGCTGTATTAACAGGAGCAGCCATATCATCTGGTGTAGAAGCAGTAAATGCTGCCTCAACAATACTTAAAGGACTTGAAGGTGGGTTATCTGCTTTTAAAACAGCAGAAGTAATAGGTTTAGCTAAAAATATAGCAAAATATTAATCTTATATAAAATAAACCATGAATATATCAGAACTAAGACAATTAATTAGAGAAGAACTTAGAGAACTAAAACCAGAAAAATGGGAAGCAATCCCAATGCCTGCAGAATATAAATACAGGTTAGTGTACATGTATTCAGACAAACCAGAATATCAAATATTTTTAAAGACAGAACCAAAAGATGAAAACTATACATCTTTTTTAAAAATAGCTCCAAAACCAATGGAAATGGGTGATGGAATAATATTATTAGATACTAATAATAAAATGGTTAATTTTGTACGACTTACTAAAAAAGATACATTAGCACCTAGTCAAGTAAGACCAGGAGAGTTATCTCCAATGACAGTATAATTTTATATATAAAATAAATAAATAAATAAACAATGAAACAACACGAATTAAGACAACTAATTAGAGAAGAAATTAGTAAAATAATTAACGAAAAAGAAGCACTAACTCCAGATGAACAAAAAATAGTTGATGACATACTAAGTTCTATAAATGAGGGAATATTTGATGACATGTTAGAAAAAGTTAAAAGCTATGCAAGAAAAGGATTAATGACTGTAGCTATATTAGCAAGCTTATTAAGTTCTCCAAACCTTACTAATGCTCAAAAACAAAATATCAAAAATGCAGCTCAAATAGAAATGACTTCATCTACAAACACAGATAAAGCTTGGGAAGATATAAAATCAAATCTTTCATCTACAAAACCAATGTTAATCTCAAGTAAAAGTTTTGATACAGGATTACCATTTCAAAGCTTAAACTGGGGAACAGCTTCAAATAAAAATACAGGTAAGAAAGGAGCAATAGCAATGTCTCATGATAAAAATTCAAAAACTATATTTCTTACTTTTTTTAGTGATACAAATCCTGAAGTAGAAAAACAACTTGTTGCAAACGCAGAAGAAGCTGGAATAAAATTTGATCGTAATTCACAAGGTGGAACTGCTAAAGTACCTATAGAACAAGCATCAAAAATTATATCTTTTGTAAAAAAGAGTTTACCTAGCTTACAAGGAAACGCAACTCAAATGAAAAAAGGTTTTGCAACAGGTGGTTTTGGTGATGCCGGACCAATGCAACCAGGACCAGCATTAAACGAAGCATTTCGCAAAATGCAAAAACTAGCTGGTATAAAATTAAATGAAAATGATGAAATTGATTACGATGATGAAAACTTTTCAGACCCAATGATTGATGGATATGATGACGATGATTTCATTGATTTAAATCTTTCATTCCAAGAATCACCAGAGTATCATTCATATGATGAAGTGTTAGATATAATTGAATCATACGAAGATAAAGATATATTAGAGGATTTTAAATCAACCTTCCTTGAAGATGAAAAAGTCTATAAAGAAAACTATTCAGATTTTCTTAATGATTATATAGCTGATATGAGTGAAAAAGAATATATTAAAGCTAATTGGATTAGTATAACAGATCCTGACATATATGATAAAGCAGGATTAGTATAAAGATTACATCAACCTATAAAGAATACCCACAGAAATGTGGGTATTTCCCTTTCCTTCATATATTTATATACAACAATAACGTTACATTAAAATACAATTTATGGAAGAAAACAAGTTCCCAACAGAAACAGTAGAATTACCCTCAAAAGGCGTAGTATACCCACCAGATCATCCTTTACGTAGTGGTAAAGTAGAAATGAAATACATGACCGCTAAAGAAGAAGACATTTTAACAAACCAAAATTACATTAAAAAAGGTATTGTGTTAGATAAACTTCTAGAATCACTAACCATGGGTAAATTTGACATTAAAGAATTAATAACGGGCGATAAAAACGCGTTACTTATATCTTCACGCATCTTGGGTTATGGTAAAGACTATACGTTTTCTTATGATGGTACTGAGTATACTGTGGATTTAACTAAGCTAGAAAATAAACCATTTGACGAAACTAAGGCAACTCACAAAGGTACATTTGCGTTTACGTTACCAGCAACTGGCATTAAAGTAGAATTTAAACTCTTAAATGATAAGGACAATAATACTATTGACCAGGAAAATGAGAGTATGAAAAAATTAAATAAAGACTCATCATCAGAAGTAACAATTCGTTTAAAACATCAGATTGTATCAGTAGAAGGAGACAACGACAAAAATAACATACGTGCATTTGTAGAACAAATGTTAGCACAAGACTCAAGAGCATTACGTAAATACATCAAAGATATGGCTCCAGATGTTAATTTATCTACTAATGTAAAAATAAATGATGTTGAGGAGAGCATAGAAATTCCAATCAGTCTTAGCTTTTTTTGGCCTGACCTCTAATACAGCATCACAATATAGAATGAATATATTCACCCAAATCCATGAAATAACGTTTCATGGAAATGGTGGATATGATTACAATACAATTTACAACATGCCTATATGGTTACGTAATTTTACATTTAATAAAGTTAAAGAATGGTATGAAAAATCCAAACCTAAAGATGTAGATGATAGTTGGACAAATAGTGGAACTAAATCAGAAGCATCTAAAAACAAAAAAATAAAACCACCAGGTTATGTAACGAAGGCATCACGTAAAAAGTGATGTCTTCTCATATTTATCACATATAATATATTATGGCAGACGATTTAGAAAAAGATCTATCGAGATCAGAAAAACTTTTAAAAGATAGACTAATAAAGACGGGTAAAGTAGTTAAAGATATCACTAATAAAGCCTTTAGAGAATTAATTGAAAATATTGATGAGTATGGTAGATCTTTAGATAGTATATCTGATTCTTTAGAAGAACAATTAGATACATATAGTAAACTAAAAGATCAAACTAAAGTATTAGGTGAAACCTTAAATAATAATTTAAAATATACTAAAGGTAATAAAGATTTATCTCAAAGACTTGTAAATATATATAAAGACCAAAACAAATTAATTGAAAAATCAACTAGAAACCAAAAAGATTTATTAACTGGAGAACTTAGCTCCAAACAAGTTAATGATGATTTACTTAAAGCTAATACTCAAAGTTTAAACATTTTATTAAGGCAAAGAGATATAAATTCTGAAATAGAAAGACAAAAAGGCGAGCTTTCAGTAGCGAATGAGGATGAAAAAGAAAGTATAAATGATAAAATTAAAGGATTAGAAAAAATAAATGAAGAATTAAAATTAGAAAAAACAAACTTAGAAGATATAACAAAGGATCTAGAAAAACAGGCTGAATCCGCTAAAGATATAGAAAATAAATTAGGATTAGGAGGAAGAATACTTAAAGCATTTAAAAAAATACCAGTGCTTGGAGATTTATTAGATGTTTCAGGTGCTGAAGCAGCAATGAAGGCTGTAGCTGCTGAGGGTGGAAGTATGTTTGCAATATTAGGGGCAGGAGCACAAGGTTTAGGTGTAGCCTTAGAATCAGCACTAGGTCCCTTTGGTTTAATAATTATAGCCGTTGAAGCTATCCAAGCTGTTGCCAAATTCTTTAAAGATGCTATGTTTGCCGCTAGTAAACAAATAGCTGATTTCCAAAGAAATTTAGGTGTGTCTAGAGATAGCGCGTCTGAAATTAGAGACAGATTTTATGAAATATCAACAAATGCTGAAGACCTATATAAAATCCAAAAAGGAAACTCAATTTTACAAAAAGATTTAGTTGAAGCTCAAGAATCATTTAATGCTGCTCTTGGTTTAGCTATAGATTTATCTACAGAACAAAATGAAAAATTTGCAGTCCAGTTTACTAATATAAAGAAATTTTATAACTTAAACGAACAAGAACAAAAAGGTTTAGTTAATTTAAATGCTATTAATAATGAAACACTTGATGAAACTAAAAATAGTATTTTAGGACAAGCGGCTTTATATAAAATAAATACTAAAGAAGCAATTAATATTAGAAAAGTATATAAAGACATACTAACAACAAGTAATTCTACTAAATTATCTATAAAAGGAGGCACAGATGCATTGATTCAATCTACACTAAATGCTCAAAAATTAGGAATTAAATTAGATGATTTAAAAGGAATATCTGATAATCTACTTAACTTTGAAGAATCTATCTCATCTGAGTTAGAAGCTGAATTAATTCTTGGCCGAGACCTAGAACTTGAAAAAGCTAGAGCAGCAGCCTTAATGAATGACCAAGTTACATTAACAGAAGAAGTAAATAGATTAGTTAGAGAATCTGGTCCTGATTTTGAAAAAAACAGAATAGCAATGCAAGCATCAGCAAAGGCTATAGGCATTGGGGTTGATGAATTAGCTGATATGGTTACACAACAAAGAGTTGTTGAGAAATTTAAACAAGATTTTAATGCTTTAGATGAAGAAGCAATTAAAAATAGCAAAATATTATCAAATGATGAAAAGAAAAGACTAATAGACAAAAAAGGTACAGCCGAAGATTACTATAAATTTGCTAAAGAACAAGGTAAAGATCTTGTAGAAATATTAGGAGATGAGCAAGCCTCTAGAATGGAAGCTCAAGATGCACAACAAAAATTTAATGATGCCTTAGAAAAGGCTAAAGAAACATTTACACGTTTTGTTGATGGTGGGGCTTTAGATAAACTTGCTGATATACTTGATAGTTTAGCTGACAAATTTTCAGTAGGTATTACAGGAGCAATTACCGGTACCGGAAAAGAAATAGCTAAAGAAAGAAAAGGAGCAAAAGAGTCTGAAAAATATGCTGAGGGATTATCGGCTAATGAAAAAGCAGCATATGATGAAGGATTACAAAAAAAATTAGCTGAGGAACTAATAACCCAGATGAAAGTAAATGCAGTAGTTCAACCAATAAACACCCTTCTTTCATCTCGTGAGGAAAATTTAGAACGTGCTAAAGCTCAATTAACAGCAGAATATTATGAAGACACAGTACTACCAGCTAAAGATTTTGTCATTAAAACTCTACCAGAAGATACTGTAGTAGGTATGGGTGGAACAGCTTTAGGTAGAACAGATGAAATGGTAGCATTATTAACACAACAAAACCAACATCTAGACAAACAAAACACTTTACTTGCTAGTATTTACAATAAAGAAGGTACAATTGTATTAAACGGTACAAAAATGGGTACAGG